TCCGCCGCCCTGGCTTGTGCTGCCGCCGCTACTTTGGCTATTGCCTGTCTGCCCCCATCCGCCAAACGCTCCAGCTATGTTTTTAGCTGCTCCTGCAAAATTTCCGATTGTGTTTGCTACGTTTCCCGCTACGTTTATTGCTGTTAAGAGTCCAGATAATCCACTCATTTAAAAATAGCCCGGATTTCTCCGGGCTTCCTCCTTTCTTACAGCTTGTACAAGCCCGGTACGCTGTACAACGGCATCCGTCTTGTCGTTTTGTTTGCTACGCGGATAGCTCCGAAAAATTGCGGCTCATTCTGCACGACGAGTGTCCTCGCAATTTCTTTTTTGTCTTCTTGCATCCAGCCTTGCGATAGTGTTGGTATGGTTGAATAATTGTCTGCGTAGTGCCAGAAATCTAACGTCCCTGTTGCGTTGCTTCGCATGAGACCGCTTACCCGGTTTGGTTTCATTCGGTAGTCCGCCCAGGCCTCCTGGTAGCCGAACGTTTCTTCGTCCGTTGCATTGCCGGTCAACATGATTTCCTTTTTCTTTACGGGCTGTTCGCCTAGATTTGCAAACTGCGGTACATAGTAGTCCAGTCTGTCTTCTCGGCTCCAGAAACGTTCCAAGCCCTGCTGATAACTGCGATTGTGTCGCACACAACAGACACCAATTACAAACCCATGCTCTTCAAAAGATTTGGTAAAAGAGCTTTCGTTTATCGGCGTCACTGACATTGCACCAGTTTCGCCCAGCGGTGACTTATCGTTTTCCGCTGTCTGCACGATTTGGTTGATATTGATGTGATATCTTCCTCCTCCCAGGTATTCCGGCACCTGTACTGTTTTGTCACTAATTGTGACATCCCACAGAGCCTGCACCTGTTCGCGGTATCGGCTGCCACCTCGTGCGAGCGCTTCGTAGTACTGCTGTACTGTGATTGCGTTTCGCAGTTCGTTAATGGTGGTTGCGGTTACGGTGCTGAGGTCTGCGCCTAGATATCCTGTTCCGCTTTGTGTGTTCGCAAACTTTACATAGCTTGATGTTGCGCTTACTTCTGCGCCCGGCCTAATTTGTCCGTTGATTACTGCTGAGATATTTCCTTCAATAGGGTCTTTGTACTCGAACGTTTTATATCCCTTGACTGCTGCGTTTCCGCTCATTGGAACGTTTACATCCGGCCCGCGCTGAGGATAAGGCATACAGCTTGTGAAGTAGTCGTGAAATTTGTTTACAGGTAACAGATTTCCGCCTGTGTACGCGTTGTTTTCCGCTGTCTGCACTTCATTTTCGTCTCCAAATCCGTAGTCTACGTTTGCATCGTCTGTTTTTAATACTGCTGCGTTATCTACGTTTTCATCTCTGAAAAATTCATTCCAGATTTTTACATACGCTCTTATGGGTAGTGCGTTAATGCTAAATTCTTTTTTAATTTTGGTCGGTACTCCCATATAGTCTAGTATCGACCTTTCGTTTGGTTTTGGTGCTGATTCCGTTCCTTTGATTTTGATTTTCGGTACTGTGTATTCTTCTTTTGGCATCCATGGCGTTTCTTCTACTTCTCCCATGAAGTGTTTGAAGTTGTTCCACAGAATTCTGTTAGGACAATAGAAGTAGTAGAAGTCAATGAATGCATCGTCCATCACCGGATACTTCGGTGTGCTCATTCGAATTATTGCTGTTGTATTTACGTTGAAGGTATCGCCCGGTAATACCTCGTCAACATAAAATGGAATCAGCTTGCCGGAATCGAACGTTGTTAAAATTGTCTGGTCGCGGTTGAACCGCGTTCGACTTGCGTGCACTTCTGGAATTTGCAGAAAGTGTCGTTCGTTATTTCTGTTCATTCTTCTGTTTTACTCCCTTCTACTGGTTCTTTTTTCTGCTCTTTGTTCTGCTCTTTGTTCTGCTCTTTGTTCAGTTTTTCCAGTTCTCTGAGCTTCATTGTGTTAGTTTGTGCCGTTGCTAGCATTCGATGATATTCGTGGATGTTCTGTGGAAATTCGGTGATGTCTACCTCTGTGTCTTCCATAGCGCCTTGTGACAGGCTTTTCATAAATTCCGGGTCGAAACTTGCTTTTCTCACAATGTTTTTGATATCGCATTCATCTGCGTAGCTTTCAATTTCCTGTTGGATGTCGATTGGTGCAGTTTCTTGCAGTACTTCTTTTCCTTTTTCGTCCTTCGTCCAAACGTATTGTTTTTGCTCTTTTTCTCCCGGGTTAGAAAAGAAGGGCTTTCGCCCTTCTTCGTATCGTTTATTCATCCGCTTTACCCTCCCATGCCTTATCGTTCATGTTCTGGAATTCGCCGGTTTCATCTTCAAACGTTGCCAGTTTATAGCCTACGTAATCGTTCGGGGACTGCCCGATGAACGTGCTCTTGTCTTTCTGCATCACGTTGCACATCCGTGCGAACGTTTCGTTGTTTTTGCTTTCACCTACCCATGCATAACATTTTGCTACCTTGTCGTAGATGCCGTAGTAACTGTGAGTCATTTTTCTTCTCCTTTCTCTTAGAGCCTGATTCCGCCACGCATAGGTTTCTGGCTGAGGTTGATACTTTTGGTTTTTCGTGCCGTTACGTTGAACATTCGGCGGTCTTTTGCGCCGCTCATCTTCTTACGATGTTGTGCCATCGCTGTACTCCCTTCTGATTAGTTCTAGCTCAATATCACTTACAATTTTTTTTGTTCGCCAGATTTCATCCAGCATAATTTTTGCATCTTCTATGCTGCTTAGCTTTCGTAGCATTTTATATCCAGCGTTGATTTCTTTGTATTTTTTTTCAAGGAGACGTTTTAGTGATTCTTCGGGCTGGTCTCTTATGTTCCATGTTTTGTGTATCATGGTTTACTCCTTTTCTTTTTCGTTGATGCTATCGTGCAGTGCATGATAGATTTCGTCAAGCTTTTCAAGAATGTCCATCATGAGACGGATTGCCTGTTTTACGTCCTTAATGGAGATTAAAGCCATTTTTATACCCCCTTTCTGTAGGTTTTGGTACGCGTGTCAATGTGTACCCATGTTTTGTATACGATGATGCCGCATCCAAGCGGAATGATTTTGTTCAGTTTGTTGGCAATTTCTTTTGCGGTCATGCCTTCAATCCGAATGTCTGCCGCCATTCCTCGCATGTGGTATGAGTACTTTGCACCGCCTACTTCTTTATTCCTTGTCGGGGTCCTGTATCCGCTGTTTATGTATACCGGTTTTCCGACTTGGTTTCTAAGGATATCCAGGATTGATACTAAATAGCTATCGATGAATACTACTTGTGAACCATCTCTGCACGCAAATTCTCTCACTTTAAAGTGCTGCCCTACTTTTTCGTTTGCGTCTGTGTCCATGATATAACATTGGATAGCCATGATATTCACCTCTTTTCATTTTGGATTTTACCATTTTTTTTATCGCTTGTCAATTGTTTTTTGTTTTGAATGGCGCTTTAGCGCCTTGCCGTATGGAGCGCAGCGGAATGCGGCTTAATCCATTCCTTTTTAGCGCTGTGCGCGTTTTCAACACTTTCAACACTTTCAGCAGGTTTTCCACAAAATGTTGCACAATTGATTTCGTCATTTTGACGAACTTTCAACATTTCAATATTTTTTCCACAAAGTTTTCAACAGTGTATTTCTCTTTTAATTTTCGTTTCATCGTTAAAATTTATTACTTTTCAACTTTTCCACAGCCTCTACTACTACGTCTACAACAAGTTAATATTATATCGCGCGTGCGCGCGTGCGCGCTATCGCGCGTGTGCGTACGTGCGATTAGTCATCTACTTGATAGACTGAATAGTCTGATACATGGAGCCTTTAGGCGATAAAAGCCCAGTACCTTACTTGATAGGTACTGGGCTAGGTGACACCGTTAGAGTGTCCCCCTCTTCTTCATCTGCTTCTTTATCACCCTTTCTTTTGTCTCGCATTGTTCTGCAAAGTTTGCGTTTTCATACTTTAGCCTGTTTTCTGCTATGACTGCTGCTTGTCTGTTTTGCTTAATTCTCCACAATCTTTGTGGGTTTTCGGCTTCCATCATCTTTTCATAATAACGTGGAATTTGTGCGTGTTTTCCGTTTGTACATTGGATGTATCCTTGTCTCCATATCTCTTCCTTGTGCTCTTGGTAATAGTGGTCTCCCAGTCCCGGTTTTAGGCTCATACATGCGAATGGTTTTTGTTGGCCTAATTCGTAGTATTTGTTTGCTTTTTTCCCGTCTATTTCGTACATTTTTTTTGTGACGTATCCTGCAACATATCTGTATGTTTCCGGCATTGCTTGTGCTATCTGTATTTGTCCCATGCCCCATAGGTCTGCTAGCCATTTGCTGGTATAGTATCCGTTGTGATGGATTTTATACAGGTTTTCAAGGTCTGTTGGCTTCCATCCATACAGAATCATGTGGTAGTGTGGTCTTGCTGTCTGTTCTCCATACTCTCCCGCTACAAAATAGCGTAATTTGCCCTTGTAAGCCTTTCTGAGACGTTTTAGAAACTTTTGAATGTCAGTATACAGTAACGTTTGAACGCTTTCTGGGCGCTTCTCTCCTGGCTTCCAGACGTATTGTACTTTTCGCATGATTTCGCCTGTGTTTACAATCATCCCTGGGACATGGTCTTCATCATACGTTATTGTAATAAACCAGACTTCTTCTCTTGGATAGTCTCGTGTTTCTAATTCTATACGTGTTGTCCAGTCCTCTCTCTGTCTTATTCTGCATCCGATGCACTGCCCGCATGGTATCAGCATTACATCTTTTCTAAACATCAAATCTTCATATTTTAGCTGTCTTCCCGCTAACTGAGAATAGCGGGAGAGTGAATACACCCTCCCGCTAATGTTTTTGTCGTTAGGGTTGTACAGCCTTATCAATGGCTTGTAACAACTCATCTTAAGTAATCACCTGGCTTTCTTTTTTCCCCGTAGGATCCTGTTTTGTCTTGTGGTGCTTGATAGCCGCTTTTTCTGTCGCTCTTTTTTGGTACGTTTTTGTTTGGTACGTTTTTGTCAATGGCTTCGCCTGTGTCGTCTCCAATTTCGGTTAGCGTTTTCTGTAGTCCGTATGGACTCATGTGTGTACTGCTGAGCATTTGCTGCCAACTTTGTGCCGCATTGAACCAGTCGCTTTTACTCCAACTGCTGCTTTCGTATGCGTTAGGTACAAATCCTCCGCTTCGGCTTACTCCTAGTGCACTGCTGCTTGCAAGTCCCATACTTGCTCCACTGATTGTCCCTGCACTTCCTCCCGGTGTGCTTGCGCCGCCGTTTGCGAATGCTAAGATAGGGTTAAGCCCTGCTTTTTTCATGTCCTCAACGGCTCGCTGGTACGCTGTGCTAGACATGTGTTCTTGCCATTCACGGTTTGCTAGGGCTTCTGCGCTGTTGTAGTTCATGGCAGTGCTGTTTTCGATGTGGTTGTATACGCCTTGCATAATTGACTGTAATGTATTGTAACCCATCTGTTTTAGCATACTTTGGCTGTTGTACTTGGCTTGCATGGCGCTTTCTTGCCCTTGATATGCATATGCCTGTTTTAGCCATTCATCAACCTGTTGTACGTTGGTACCCGATTGGCTTCCGCTTTCGGAGTGTCCGCCGCCCTGGCTTGTGCTGCCGCCGCTACTTTGGCTATTGCCTGTCTGCCCTTCTTTTT